TACGGGAGGGTCCGTCAAGCGAGATATCTGTGCCTGCTTACGTGCAAAGCCCCAACGATGCTTGGTCAGCTCGTTCTGGACAATATTGTCGTAAAGATTGTTAGCAACAGTCTCGCGCCGCGACCCGCCTGTCAGTGAGTTAATAGGAGTATCACCAATCAGAATCAGTGCATTGCTAATTAAGTCGATCTTGCTCGCCATAACCCACCCAAAAATAGAATGGCCCCCGAAGGGGCCGGATAAGACTTATGCAGTCTTGTCGTACTGGACCTTAACCAAACCGCCTTCGTCACGTACAACAGAACCAGCCTTGAGCATACCGTTAGTAAGCCAAGAAGTTTTCTGTGGTACATAGTTGATCTCAGTCTTCATGTCGATACCGATGGCTAGGCCAACAGCAGGACGCTGGAAGAACCAAGAATCAACGACGTTAGCCGCTTCAGTCAGACCGCCTTCCGCACGAGTCTCAAGGATGATGAACTGGAAGCCAACGAGAGTGTTGATCTCACCAGATACAAGAGCCTTGACTGCTTGGTAGTCAGAAGAAGTAGCTTTCTCGTCGCTCAAAAGACCGCCAAGACCGCCAGCTTCGATGACAGCAAACAGCTCAGTGTTAGGAACGCCCTGATCACGTAGCTCGACCTGCGCTGAGTTAACCTTAGCGATAGTCAAGTTAGTGCCGCCAGCCGCTACAGCAGTAGTCAGTGGAGTAGAAGCGTCCATAGCATCGATGACAAGCTGATCACAACGACGACCCAAGGCACCAGCGATAGTAGTCGCCAGCTCTTGCTTCTCGTCAAAGTTTACGTCTTGTGCGTCGAAGATGTCGGTGTACTCAGGAGCATTCCAGTTTGCGAGAGTCGCAGTCTTGAATGCGTGTCCTACGTCCATTGGATCAACATCAGCCGAGCTAGTCTTCTGGTTAGCAAGACCTTTGCCCATACGACGGAACTTGTAGGTGTCACCTACTACGTTGTTTCGGAGTGTGACAGCGTTCTTGAGCAAGCCAGCGTTCGCATAAGCGTGCTTCACCATGCTGTCAAATTCAGTTACCGCTACTGCGGAGAGATTAATTGACATGATTCAGTCTCCTCTATGTCAAATGTATAACAATGATTAAGAGGTTTTAGACTGAGTACCCGGCAGTCGGTCAGTCGTTCAACCTAAAAACTACCGGGCCTTGTGAAAGGGGTATCCGATCTCTCTATGATACCACAAGAAATGTGTTAACCAATAATGCGCTCGTATGGCTTATCACCACCATATTCCTTCATCATGCGCTGAATCTTGCTTTCATGGTTAGGATCGACTGAACGAAGCATCTGACCGCTCTCGTGCTTCTTAAACATCTCAGCTTCGATGTCTTCCCATGTGATTCCGCCGGGTTGCACATAGCCATCAATCGGTAGCTTGGCAGGTGCCGTTGCTTTGATCAGTGATTCGACTAGCTCAACCGCCTCAGCACTGTTTACGGCATAACGCAAACGCTCGTATGTATCGCCATCGAGACTGTTTTTCATGAACTGCTCAACAACCTTTACACGCTCAACGCCGTTATCGCCTAGCTTCTGAAGCTCCATCTCCATAGAGACTTCTTCAACCGCTTGCTCTTGCGCTGAAAGAATGGCCCAAGCGTCATTCAATGCCGACTGAGACATATTGGTACGCTCGCCAAATTGAACAAGCTCCTGCCATAGCGCATCTTCAGCCTCAACGCCTTCGACGATGGAATAACCGTCCTTTGGTGCGCCAGTGAATCCACCAAACTTCTTCTCTAGCTCGGTGTATGCCTTAGCTTGCTCTGCGATTGACTTGTATTTGTCGGCTTTGTACCACTCAGGTAGGTCGCCAACGCCCTTGATTCCTTCACTCAGAAAGTATTCGCCCTCACCTAGTGTAGGTTCAGCGGCATCTACTAATGATGTCAGGGTATCGTTACTTTCTACGGCCTGTTCTTCCATGATTATCTCCAAGGATATTTGATTACTGATCGTTTAACGTCTACCTGTACGTGTCGTAACAGGATGTTTTCCAGCCTCCGGTGTCCATTGATCAGAGCAAGGTCGTTAACGTCTACCCAGTCAACATGATGCCCGTCCAAATAGCACCGAAAGGCTCGGAACTTGTGGATATACTCGAATCGTTCAAATCCATACTTCTCATTCAGCTTGTCAAGCCAGCTTAACTGACAGCCGATAGAGTCAAGGTGATCGGTATGCTCGCAAATAACCTCGTACTTAGGCTTTGCTTTGCGCGTTCGCTTCTTAGGTTCTTCGCTCATAGTCTTTCCGCTTGCTGTATGTAGTGGATAATCATGCGAATCACACCCGCCTCGCCATTGTGGTACGCCGCCTCATACGCGACGTTCTGGCTAGATAGGGATGTGGAGTTATCGAAGAGAAAGCGCCGTGTTAGATCCTCCAAAACCTTTTGCCCGTCTTCACTAGCGAAGCATCGGGCGTAGGCTCTGGTCATTTCGTTGATCTGTTCTTGTGCTTTGGCTTTCTGTTCCTTGGCGTCCGGGCTTGCGCCCTCAATTGTTTCCCAAGTCATTCAGCTTCCATTGGTTGTTGTTGTTGCATCTGTGCCTGTGCGCCAGCTTGGATGATCTGCTGTTTCTCTACCTCAGATCGCACCAACTCAGCGGGCATTCCTGTCTTCTGTGCCGCCCATGTGCCGAAGTCTTCGGTCTTATAGGCCATCAACACTTGTTCTGGGCCGGATGTACCTAATACAAACTGTACGGCCTGCTGAACCGCTAACAGATCCTCACCATCCTGCGCGCGTGCTAGTGGTGAAGTGAATTTGATCTGTACGTCGCGGCCATCTAGCTCAATCGGTACGATCAATCCGCGTCGAGTCAGTATAGCGACGACACGCTTGAGTATTGGTATGAGTACCTCGGTCTGAAGTCGCCCAAATGCCGACCCGATCCGTTTTGCAAGCTCTCTGGATTCAATAGCAACTTCAGTGGCGCTACGAACAGGACCAGCAGGATCACGCAGATCGTTGAACATTGCCAACTTGATAGCGTTTTGTAGCTCCACGATTTCGAATTGCGCGAGAGCAAGGTTCGATCCTGTATCGAGACGTTGAATAGAAGGATTGTTGGTGTTGTTTGATCCGACTGGAATCACGACACCCGGTGCAATGACCATATTGTAAGGGTTTGTTACGCCGTCGTCAGTAGCCGTGTACATGCCTGCAAGGTCAATTGCGGCTTTCTGCAATACAAACTCTTTGGCTTTGTTCAATGAGCGCACATCGGGCAATGATTGCATTGCTGGACCACGACCACGCACCTCGCCAGCTACCTTTGTATACCGACCAGTAACCCACGGGCTTGATTCGCCGAAGTCTTCAGTCCATGAGAATCGGTTTTCCTCTGCAACCCATAGGCATCCGTAGTAACGCTTGCTCTTAGGGTCGAATATCACGCCCTCAGACACACGGACTTCGCTGTTGGGGCTGTTCTCGATCATGTTGCGGATCTTCTGAGACGCCTCAAAGCCCTGCCACATACGCTCTAGCAGACGCGCCTTAACCTCAAACCGTCGCCAGTGCGTCTCAACGCCACCATACGGACCCTCTTCAAACGCAATGCCTCGCTGTGGGATTGTGTTGAAGCAAATAGGGTTGGTTTCATCGTCCGTTTCCTCGATCTTCATGGTGGCTGTGCCTACCAATAGATCAAGTGCCGCTTCATAGAACTGCGTGTGGAAGTTAGATCGGTTGATATAGTCGAATACCAGCTCGCACTGCTGGTCTAGGTTCGCCCGGATGTCCTCTTCAGACACATCGAACTGCCCAGTTTCGACAAGGCGGATTATTTCATCGGTCGGCTGGAAGGTAGCCCAACGCGACATGATCGGAGCGATGTTCTCTTGTAGCTTGCTCGCACCCTGTTGGATAGCCGTAAGCGCTGTCGAGTCAAAGATACGGTCCATTTTCTTTTGGCCCGTGTTCTCAGTGTCGAACAGGTTTCGCTGTGGCAGAAAATATTCATACACGTCTTGCAACTGGTCGTGCCACATTGACTGCGTGTTGAATGCCTTGGCTTCTCGTTCCTTGATGTCTTGGATCGAGCCTAGATGCGGGGGCAAGCTCATAGGGAGTACCTATCGAAGTTGTGGCGTTACGCCGTTATATGGTCCTGAAGGTGCGCCGCCACGTCCGCCACGAGGAGCAACGCCGCCCATTCCGCCCATGCCTAGCATAGTACGAGCGCCACCAGCCGCACGACTGCCTCCAGCGGCCTCAGCACGACTACGAGGTACGCCGCCAAGAAGTGACTTAGTTCCTAGCTTGCCGCGAGCCATTGCCGCGAAACGCTCTTCCTGCTCACGGATCTCTTCATCCAATGCCGCCGCTTGACGACGCTCAACAGCGATTTGCTGTGCTGTGGGCTTAGGTGCTTTCGGTGATTTCATGTTTCAAATACCTATACAGTTGATAAGGGGTCCAGATAAACGGCTTGGTTATCCCCAGCAATTGTTTCGTATGTCCTACGCAAGTGTTCAACATAAACAGCCCGCGTTGGGATTCTCTAATTACAGCCTTCACGATGATATCATTTTCAACCACATGGGTCACATCATCTGTCGTGTACATTTCAACGCCCTTTGTCGTCTTGGAATGCACCAACCATTTCCCGTTTTCGGGCTTGATCACGTAACAGTGCCTAATCGTTGGATGGAGCATCGGACTCCACCAATGTTTGCTGTCATCACAGAACACGACATAGCAATCAGAAGACATTAATCTTCATCTGTGCGCGTCTTGGCTGGCTGTTCTGCATATGTAGGTTAGTTAGTGCCTGTCGGCCTTCTCCCTCGCCCTGCAATGCGTACTCCAACGCCTCGACCGGGTGCGAGTATTCATTCTTGTCAGGTTCATCGGTGTACTTCTCGCCTGATACCTGTATTCGCCGGTAACAGAAGCCGCCCTGTAAGCCTTTGCGAATCATCTTCGCCTTCGGGCTGATTAAGAATCGAGGCTTGCCATCCATGCACAACTCTTTCATGGGTAGTTCAAGGGCCGCACGTCGCAATGCCGGGTCATTCGTTAGCGTAGGAGTGCAAGGTATGCCAGCCGCCCGCATGATCTTGAATGGTGTATCAGCATTCGCTTGGTTCTTGTTGTCGCCCGAGGGATCGCCCCAGCCACGGAACCTCGCTTTAGGATAGTTCGCCTCGATGTACCGCTTGAGACTGGGAGCAAAGTCCACAGCCCCGGAATCAGTCA